TATCTTTTGCCCATGTCACTCCCCTTCTAGCAGTTTAACTTTAACAATTTCCATAATGTAAATTACGTCGCGGACTTCGCACATATCGCCACCACTTCTGACTGATACATTTCCGGATTTATCCCACCCCATGATGAGAACGTGTTCAAATGCGTCTAGTGACTGCGTTAGTGCTACATTAGCAGTTACGCCGTCGAATGGTTCGGTGTCTGAATTTTTGGTTCTTTTGGTAGTGAAGTCGATTACATCGGCCATTCGGAATCTAATGCCTCTTGCGGGAAGTCGTGTGAGAAGACGTAAATAAAGATTGGGGTCTCCTCTCCCATGTAGGAGCCGATAATGTTGTAGTCAACAAACTCAACGGCATCTTCCTCACTGCATCCGTCGCGCTCTACAATGATGTCTACGATCTTTTGCTTATCGTAAACATAAACATCTGGAGCGCCACAGCGTTCGGTGACGCCAATTATCGCTTCGTCGTACCCATCAACTTTGAGCATGACTTAATGGCCTTTCTGATCATCCAAGTTCTGGGGTAACGTTGACGCAGGAAATATTCTCCCCAACGTCCTGCCCAAGCCTGACCATTAAGTGCCATATCACTACGGTTGAAGGTCATGCCGCTGGCACCTTCTTCGTAACCGCCTCGCGCATAGACAACAAGTCTCATTATAGCCCTCATAGCTATCACCCCTTTGAGTTGTAAAAAGTTCATATGAACTTCTGCTATTGTATATATTACAAATATTCTGTATAGTTTTATTTATAATATATATTATATTATATACTGGTATTATATAATATATATATATTATAGCGCCGAGAGAGAAAAAGCGCAATGGGTGGATGGATTTTATCCCCCTTTGGTCCGTCCACCCAAACTCTCAGGGAGGCTAGATTGTCTAGTAACGTTATTCCGTTCCCAGTTAAAAACGTCCGTATAGACGCGCCACACAAGATATCGAATGAGTTTCTTGAGTCTGAAAGTCTGACAGATGTTATCGTCGTGGGCAAGGCTGATGGAAAAATTTTTCTTTCAAGCAATATCGAAAATGATCGAGATGTAGTGTGGCTGTTGAACGTTGCTGGTTTGTTCTTGAACTCAGGTGCCGAACCAGCTAATGATTAACAATGGTTGACATTAACGCGCTCAAACAAAACCTACACAAAATACCAAGCGACGAACAAGCCGCTATTCTAAAACTGCTTGAAGAGCTTGAGTCGGCAACTGAAGTCGAACAGGCTCGAGAAGAATTTCTTCCATTTGTAAAAAGGATGTGGCCATCGTTCATTCATGGTAAGCACCATGAGATTATGGCTAACGCATTTGAGCGTGTTGCCAAGGGGGAACTTAAACGCCTAATTATCAATATGCCACCTCGGCATACGAAGTCAGAGTTTGCATCATACCTTTTCCCAGCATGGTTCTTAGGACGCTACCCAGAAAAGAAAGTTATTCAGACAGCCCACACAGCAGAACTTGCTGTTGGCTTTGGCCGTAAGGTTCGTAACCTAATTGGGCAAGATGATTTCCAAGAAGTATTTCCGGGGATAACTTTATCGTCAGACTCAAAAGCGGCTGGGCGCTGGAACACAAACAAGCGTGGTGACTATTTCGCTATTGGTGTTGGCGGTGCCGTAACTGGTAAGGGTGCCGACATCCTGATCATTGATGACCCGCACTCGGAACAAGAAGCGGCTATTGGCGCACACAACCCAGAGGTCTATGACAAGGTTTACGAGTGGTATACATCGGGGCCTCGTCAGCGTTTGCAACCTGGGGGCGCCATCATTCTGGTTATGACGCGGTGGTCGCAACGTGACTTAACTGGACAGATAATTAAAAACTCGACAACCCGTGAAGGCTCGAATGAATGGGAGGTAATCGAACTCCCAGCAATCATGCCATCAGGTAATCCGCTGTGGCCAGAGTTCTGGAAGCTCGACGAACTCGAAGCCCTCAAGGCTGAACTACCAATATCAAAATGGTCTGCTCAGTATCAGCAAGACCCAACGTCAGAAGAAGGCGCCCTCATCAAACGCGAGTGGTGGCGTGAGTGGGAGCATACATCTCCACCACCATGCGAAGCAGTTATTCAGTCATGGGATACGGCATTTTTGAAAACGCAACGTGCTGACTATTCAGCCTGCACAACATGGGGAATATTCTATCACCCAGATGACAATGGCGCATCACGACCAAACTTAATTTTGCTTGACGCCTTCAAGGACAAGCTAGAGTTCCCAGAGCTAAAGAAAGCCGCTTACCAGATGTACTATGACTGGGAGCCAGATCAGATGATCGTTGAAGCCAAGGCCGCTGGTTCACCATTGATCTTTGAGCTTAGGGCTATGGGCATACCAGTCACAGAGTTTACACCATCTCGCGGCCAAGATAAGATAGCTCGTGTAAACGCAGTTACCGACTTATTTGCAAGCGGTATTATTTGGGTTCCACCAACTCGGTGGGCAGAAGAACTTGTCGAAGAAGCCGCCGCGTTTCCTGCTGGCGAACACGATGACTTAGTGGACTCTATGACCCAAGCACTGCTAAGGTTTAGACAGGGCGGTTGGATTAGAACCGACCTAGACGATTGGGACGACGAGCCAAAGTATACGAGGCGAGTTGAGTATTACTGATGGCAGACGAAACATACCCTAACCCAGATTTCACACTAGACGACATCGACGCTGATGCGTTTAAAGGTGCGGACTTCTCTGGCCTTGGTCAAATGAACATAGCAGGAAACCCTATCCCTTGGGCTGACGTTATTACTGGTAGAACATCAAACCCACTGCCAAAGCCAGATGATGTTCCAGACTATCTATGGACGCCATACGGAGAGATACCCGCTGAGGTAGCTTATGCGACCCGCATGGCAACGGGTATGGACTTCTCAATGATAGAAGCTCCAGCTCCAGCCCAAGGCAAGGGCGGCAAGGGACAGCCAGCACCACTAACGCAAGATGAAATAAACGCGAAGTATTTATCAGCACCGCCGACACCGCAGTATTACAATCAATCTGCTCCAGTCGCCACCCGCTTTGACTTCGGACAACAGGACAACAGATATAACCCGTATAGTAGTTACAACCAAAACAATATGGGATACTATGGTCAGAGATTTGATGAAATTGAAGCCGAGCTTGATCGGTTTGAAGAGCTTTTAAGGAACTACCGCTGATGGGCATGCTAAACAGAAAAGGCGAGGTGTTTGCCAGCAGGTATGGCAAGATTAACGGCATGGACTCTGGCCCACCACCACCGCTATACCTACCAAGCTATTCTAACAGAGAGCAAATATTTAGTCAGTATCAATCTCCGTCAAGGAGTCAGTATCAGTCATATGGTGGAATAACTCCGCGGGTTACGCGGTTTGGTGATTTCTCGATGAGCCAAGGGTACAACCCATATAGCAATCAAAGCGGTAATCAGTACCAACAGCAAAGCTCACAGGCTGAGTATTACGATAAGCGGCTGAATGACATTCTGGAAAGAATCAATTCGCTAAACTCACAACTAAGCAAACTCGGATAACATTATGGCTATTGATAAAACATTGGTTCCATTGGACATGGAGACTGAGGAAGACACCCAAGAACTGGATATCGAGATCGTGAACCCTGATGCTGTTGGCATTGAAACTGAAGACGGGGGGATGATCATCGACTTTACAGGCGAGGTGGCGGAAAGTCTCATGGGGCCAGACCATGACGCAAACCTAGCTGAGTTCATTGACGAAGACATCTTGCAGTCTATGGCCGCAGAACTTGTCGATGAGTTCAACACAGACAGAACATCTCGTTCTGATTGGGCTAGGGCATACGTCAAAGGCCTTGATCTTTTAGGAATGAAGATCGAGGAACGTCAGCAACCTTGGGCTGGCGCTTCTGGTGTTTTCCACCCAGTCTTAACGGAGGCTGTTGTTCGGTTCCAAGCTCAGGCTATGGGCGAGATGTTTCCAGCTTCTGGGCCAGTGCGAACAAAAATTATGGGTAAGCTAACGACAGAGCGTCAGCAACAGTCAGAGCGCGTACAGACGGAAATGAATTATCTTCTTACGGAGGAGATGACAGAGTACCGTGATGAGACAGAG